GATGAACGCCAGCTTTGAATATCTTAAAAAGTTGCCCCGAAAGCAGGTGAAAAAGTGACCGTCAAAGACGCCGAGAACATAAAGCTTGATCCGGATGTCTACTCCCGATGCGTCGCCACGGCAAAGGGGTATTACCGGATGTTACAGCGGCAGCGAGAGATCGAAGAAGAGATTATCCATGAGACGCATGCACCAGACGGCCAGCCGAGGGGCAGCGGTACAGGGGACCCCACCGGACGGAAGGTCGAGAAGATCCTCCAGAGGCAGCGGGAGAACGACCGGAAAATTCGGGCGGTGGAACAGGCGTGGATGGAATGCGAAAGTGATCGTGAAAGAGAGCTAATCAAGCGCAATCTTTTTGAGGAGACGCAGATGCAATACATCTGGTTGGAAATGTCCTTGCGGACAATGAAACGCTGCCGAAAGCGATTTTTAATCCGGCTCGCAAAAAATCTTCAAGAAATTTAGCAAGTGGCACCTTTTTCTCAAAATAGGGTCTATAATTGGTACTGTGGAATGATTGCAAGAACCTTTTTACTTTCAGTTTTCTCCTTTCTTCCCGCCTTACCCCGGGGCGGCAATACCGGGGACAGATACAGGCGGTAGGCCGGTGCCCTATTCAAGGCGGGCTCAACACCTGCGCCGCCGTAGCAAGCCGAAAGTCCACGGTAGTGCGTAGTCAGGCAACCCGGGCCGGTGGGGCACAACCGGCAACTAAACCAATACCAGCGGACTGCCTTTCCCCAGGCGGTTCGCTATTTTTATACCGATATAAGCTTTAAATGAGGTGGTGAGGTGGCGAATGGTAAATATCAATACTGGCTGACAAAAGACGGTTTGACGCTACTCACTGCATGGGCGCGGGATGGCCTCACGGATGAACAGATTGCAAATAACATCGGGATTACGCCTTCCACGCTCTACGCTTGGAAGGGTAAATTTTCGGAGATTTCGGAGGCCTTAAAAAAAGGCAAGGAAATTGTGGACATTGAGGTTGAAAACGCGCTGCTTAAACGGGCTAAGGGATATAGCTATGTCGAAAAACGTGCCGAAATGAAAAACGGCCGGATTACTAAAATCGTAACTGTGACAAAAGAAGTCCCTCCGGATGTAGGCGCGGCTGCCATGTGGCTGAAGAACCGGAAGCCGAAAGCTTGGAGGGACCGTCCCGAAGCTCCAGCCGGAGAAACGCCGGAAAATAACCTCCTTCAAGCCATCGCGGAAAGCACGAAAGGAGCAAAGTAAATGGAGTACAAACCATTCAGCCAGAAGCAATTAACAACGCTCTGCTGGTGGAATTACGACAAATACAAGCATCATGACGCGCTGGTCTGCGACGGTTCTATCCGATCTGGCAAAACGCTTTCCATGTCCGTCGGCTTTGTTCTCTGGAGCATGACACGGTTCAGCGGGCAAAACTTCGCCATCTGCGGAAAAACGATCGAATCCCTGCGGCGCAATGTGATTTTGCAGCTCCCCCACTGGTTGGAGGGGCTGTTTTCGTTGTCGGAACGGCGCAGCGAAAACCTTTTGACGATTACTGCCGCCGGGAGATCAAACCGGTATTTTTTGTTTGGTGGACGGGATGAAAGCAGTTACGCGTTGATTCAAGGCATGACGCTTGCCGGCGTGCTTTTTGATGAGGTAGCCCTTATGCCGCGCTCCTTTGTAGAGCAGGCGTTAGCTCGTTGTAGTGTTGCGGGGAGCCGATTCTGGTTTAACTGCAACCCGGAATCACCCTCGCACTGGTTTTACGAAGAATGGATATTGCGATCACGGGCAAAAAATGCGCTGCATTTGCACTTCACGATGGACGACAACCTTTCCCTGTCGGCCGAGATCAAGCACCGCTACGAATCCATGTATTCTGGTGTTTTCTACGACCGGTATATTCGCGGGGAATGGGTTGTTGCAGAGGGTCGGGTCTATAGGCAGTTTGCGGACAATCCGGATGCCTTTATCCTACGCGGGCCAACCGCTGGTATGGACGGCCAATTTTACATCAGCATCGACTATGGCACGATCAATCCGTTTTCGATGGGCCTCTGGTGCGTGCAAAATAAGCGCGCTACTCGCATCAAGGAGTGGTACTACGATTCGCGTAAAGAAAGCCGGCAGAAAACGGACGAGGAATATTATGCGGCGCTCGAAACGTTCGCCCAAGGCTACTATATCCGCAAGGTAATCGTTGACCCATCCGCGGCAAGCTTTTTGGAGACGATACGCCGCCACGGGAAGTTCTCCGCCTGGGACGCGGACAACGACGTGCTCGACGGGATCCGGGTCACATCATCCTTACTTAGCGCGGGGATGATCCAAATCCACGAATCCTGTAAAGATTCCATCCGGGAATTCGGCCTGTACCGCTGGGATGAAAAAAAACACTCTGACACTGTGCTCAAGGAAAACGATCACGCAATGGATGATATCCGATACTTCTGTTATACGATATTGGCCCGTGAATTCCGCTGGGTCGAATGGAAAAGAGGTGCTTGACCCCTATGTTTGAACGAATGCTGAAATGGCTGCGCCGGATGCTGACCTCCTTGTTTGGGGAGGATCGTGGCAGTGATAGCGTGGACGTTATCATTTCCGGCAAGATGGAGAGCGCAATTGCGCGCTGGGCCGCCGAATATGAGGGCAAGCCGCCTTGGGCGGGGAAGCTTATCAAAAGCATCGGGCTTCCCGCCGGGATTGCGGCCGAGGCCGCCCGGATGGTGACGATGGAGGTAAAACTGACGGTCGCCGGGAGTGTGCGAGCGGAATACCTGGACGCACAACTAAGCCCATTCCGGGATGCTTTGGAGAATAATGTTGAGTTGGCTGCTGCTTTAGGTGGGATCATCTTCAAGCCTTATGTTTGCGATGACCGGATCGTAATCGACGCGGTGCAGGGCGATTGCTTTTACCCCACCTCTTTTGATACGTCCAACCGGATGACCGGCGCGATCTTTGTCGACCAAATTGTCCGACGGAATACGGTGTACACGCGCCTGGAGCGACATGAATATGCCGCTGGCACACATATCGTCCAAAACAAGGCGTTCTCCAGCAGCAACACGATGGACCTCGGAAAGGAGATTTCGCTGGAATCCGTTCCAGAATGGGAACAGATTGCGCCGGAAGTTTCCTTTACCGGGGTAGACCGGCCCCTTTTTGGATATCTCAAAATGCCGTTTGCAAACCGGATAGACCGCCACTCTCCTCTTGGTGTTTCCATCTTCGCTGGCGCTGAAGATCTGATTCAGAATGCGGATGAGCAATACGGGCGGTATCTCTGGGAATTTGAGGGCGGTGAGCTTGCCATTGATGCGGCGGCGGATTACCTGATGACAACGCAGGACGGCAAGCAAACCCTTCCGAAAGGGAAAAAGCGGTTGTTCCGCGCCCACAACTCGAAAGACGCCAATTTTTACAATGTGTTTGCGCCTGCCCTGCGTGACGAATCCATCAAGCGGGGCTTCAACGCTATCCTACAGCGCATCGAATTTGCCTGCGGTCTGGCTTACGGGACGCTGTCGGATCCGCAGACGGTTGACAAAACAGCAGAGGAAGTACGCGCCAGCAAGCAGCGGTCATACAGCACGGTCAAAAGCATCCAGCGCGCGGTAGAAACCGCAGTAGACGACCTGGTCTATGCAATGGACCAGCTGGCGAACGCATATCATTTGGCCCCATCTGGCGCCTACGAAGTAACCTATGATTGGGATGACAGCATTGTCAACGACCCTGCCGCACGCAAGCAGCTGTTTTGGCAGTATGTGCAGGCTGGCAAATTCCCAATGTGGCGCTACCTAGTCAAATTTGAAGGGTATAGCGAGGATGATGCAAGGGCGATTGCGGGGGAAGCAGGAGGCGGCCTCGAGGATCCATTTGGATTTGGAGCTTTTGAAACGAAGGGTGTATCTCAGTCGTCAGTAGAGGAAGCCGCGCAGAAAGAAGCCGGAAAAAGCTTGAACGGCGCGCAGACACAATCTTTGCTAGCGGTAATGGAACAATACGCCGCAGGATCCCTAACCCTAGGGCAGGCGGTCAATATTATTGCAACCGCAATTGGCGTAAGCAAGGAAGAGGCCAAAGCGATTATTGAAGGTGCTGCCTGATGCTTGACCCAATCTATCTTGACCATGTATCCGATGAGATTGTCGAGCTTTATTCTGAGCTGGATCAAACCATCGTCCGGGATATCGTCCGGCGGCTCGTCAAAACAGGCACTGTTACAGATACGGCCCGCTGGCAGATCCTCCGGGCGCAGGACAGCGGCTTGTTGTATGATGAGATCATTGCGGAGGTTGCAAAAATCTCCGACACATCCGCAGCTCACGTCCAGGCGATGTTTGAGGATGCCGGCATCAAGGCGGTACAAAACGACGCAGCAATATATGAGGCCGCGGGCAAGTCCCCATTGCCGCTGAAAATGTCCCCCGCGGCTATGGGTGTGCTGAACGCAGGGCTGAGTAAAACAAACGGCCATCTGCGCAATCTCACAATGACAACCGCAAGCCAGGCACAGCAGGCATATATCCGCGCTGCGACGCTTGCGGAGATGCAGATCGAAAGCGGCGCGTTTGACTATGCAACGGCAATCCGCAACGCGGTACAAAGCGCCGCGCAGGAGGGCGCATGGGTGTCCTACCCCAGCGGTCATAGAGACCGGCTGGACGTAGCGGTTCGCCGGGCTGTGCTCACCGGGGTCGGCCAAACCACCGGCCAGATCGGGCTTGCATACGCGCAGGACATGGGTTGCGATCTGATGGAGATTACCGCGCATGCGGGTGCCCGGCCGTCGCACGCCGCTTGGCAAGGCAAGCTTGTCAGCCTGTCAGGGCGCACAGGGTATTTAAGCCTTAGAGACATTGGGTATAACACAGGGCCGGGGTTCAAGGGCTGGAACTGCCGCCACGACTGGTTTCCTTTCTTCGAGGGGCTGTCGGAATCCGCATACCCGCGCAGTGAGATTGAACAAATGAATAATGCTAGCGTCGAATTGGACGGTAAAAAAATCCCGCTGTACGATGCCACGCAGAAACAACGTGAAATGGAGCGCCGGATTCGGGCAACGAAACGGGAACTGGCGGGTCTTGACGAGGGAATCAAGGTGGCAGAAACAGACGAGCTGCGCAATGCCTTACGTGCAGATTTTAACGGCGCTTCCGTCCGGCTGAAAAAGCAGGAAGCAGCCTTGAAAGAATTCCTGCAAAAAACAGGGCTTCAAAACGATTCCACTCGCGTCCAGACGCGCGGTTTTGGCCGTAGTCAGGCGCAAAAGGCTGTAGCCGCTGATAAAAAGATAAGATCCTTCTCCAATGATTTGAACGGCGTGAAAACTCCGGCAGGCGTTACCGTATCAGGCGCGACAATGCACTTTGGCGAACGTGCCGTCGCTCGTGGGCTGTCAGGGAAGGATATCAGAGACGCTTTGACATCCCCGCTCCGAATTGGTAAAATAAAAGTAGACAGCAAAGGTCGCAAAAGCCTTGAGTTGACGGGAGAAAAAGCCCGCGTCCAGATCAATCCGGATGATGGCAGCCTCATCACCGTCTGGAAAACGAGCGAGAAACTGAAACACCGGTTGAAAGGAGAAGGAAAATGAAATTCAACAGTGAACAATCAGCTTTGCTTCGTAAAATCGATCCGAATATAGATCTTACCAATGAACTTTCCGACGATTTTTTGCTGGAACTTGAAGATAAAGTATCCGACTACTTCGCCCTTCACGGTCTTGCGAATAAAAATCAAGTGAACGATACAGGCCGGATATGCGAAGAAATTATGGATATCTTGGCCGACTAAACCGCTTTGCATCAGCAGAGCGGTATTTTTTATGGAAAATCAGTCAAAAAGCGTTGCCCAGGAGGCAGCGCTTTTTATATATGCGGCAGAACCGCAAAGGAGGAACAGCCAGATGCTGAAACCAATGAACCTACAGCTTTTTGCAGAGCCCGGTGATCCGGTACCCACAAGTGAATCAACCCCCGCCGCCGGAAAGACCTACTCGGAGGATTATGTCACCGCCCTGCGCGGGGAATCCGCCAATTACCGCACGCGCGCCAAGTCCTACGAGGGCGCCCTGCGTACCGTGCTAGGTCTAAAAGATGGCGAAGAACTGGGCGACCTGAACGCGCGCTTAAGCGCATACCAGCAAAATCAGACAAAGCAGCAGTCCGCCGCCCTGGAGGCGGCAAACAAGCGCCTGCTCGCCGCGGCAATGCGTACCCTGGAGGGGTACGATCACAAGCTGCTGGAAAAACTGATTGACCTGTCGAACGTCAAAGTCTCTGAAGATGGCACGGTAACGGGACTGAAAGAGGCGGCTGAAGCGGCCGCGAAGGATTTCCCTGCCGTGCGTAAAACACCCCCGCAATTTTCAAGGAGCACAAAGGGTCCCACTCAAAACATGGACAACAGGAAGGACCGTGCGAACGCCGCTCTGAGGGCGGTATTTGGAAAGGAGTAATTTTATGCCTATCAACAGAACCGAAGCCGAGGCGCTTATCCAGGAGCAGGTTGTTAACACAATCTTCCAGGATGTGCCGAAGCAATCCGTATTTCTTTCTATGGCGCGCAAGCTGCCGAATATGACAAGCAAGCAGACGCGCATCCCCGTGCTCGATATGCTCCCGATGGCCTACTGGGTCAACGGAGACACCGGGCACAAGCAGACCAGCCAGCAGGCTTGGGATAATGTCTATCTTACCGCCGCGGAGCTGGCCGTCATCGTGCCGATCCCGGAGGCGGTGCTCGACGATGCAAGCTTTGATATCATCGGCGAGGTCACGCCGCGCATCAACGAGGCAATCGGACAGCGTGTGGACAGCGCCACGATCTTTGGCGTCAACCGCCCCTCCGAGTGGCAAAACGACATCATCACGCTGGCCCGGCAGGCCGGGAACAACGTGTCCGGAGGCATCACCTACGACACCCTGCTGGGTGCGGACGGTCTTTTTTCAAAGATTGAATCATCTGGCCGGATGGCAACCGGGATCATCGCCTCCATGCAGACCCGCGCCGCGCTACGCGGTTTGAAGGATAATGAAGGCCGCCCACTTTTCAAGACGGATATGCAGGGCGCGACGCCTTATGCCCTGGACGGCGTTTCCATGCAATTCCCGCTTAATGGTTCCTTTGATACCTCTGTCGCGCAGATGGTAGCAGGTGACTTCTCGCAGGCCGTTTATTCGATTCGGCAGGACGTTACCGTCAAAATTCTTGATCAGGCGACGATCGTCGACCCGGAGAGCAAACAGGTGCTGTATTCCCTCGCTCAGCAGGACATGATCGCAATCCGCGTTGTATTTCGCATGGGCTGGGCGCTCCCGAATCCCGCTACACGGATGGACGAGAACCGCTTAGCGGTCCCCTTTGCGTACATCGAAGCATCTACGCCTTACACGACGCAGAAGGTCACGCTGACAGTCAAAGACAACCAAGAAGAACCGGCCGCCATTGAAGGAGCAACAATCAACGTCAACGGGAGCCGTAAAAAGACGGGAGTGGACGGAACAGCAGAATTTAACTTGCGTGCGGGCAACTACCCAGCGAAAATCAGCAAATCCGGTTACACAACGCAGCATGCAACATTGACTGTAGCTGCCTCCGCCGTTACGCAGACCATCACGCTGCCTGTCTCCACTTAAAGGAGGGCGCTTATGTACGCCGATTATGTGTTTTACGTGGAGGCCTATGGCGGGGAGGGTATCCCGCCTCTCGATTGGCCGCGTATCTCCCGTCATGCGGATGCGTATCTCGACCGGCTTACCTATAACCGCCTGAGGAATGGCGCTGTCGTAACGGACACGGTGCGCATGGCGGCATGTGCGGTAGCCGAAGTGATGCACCGGCACGAGGAAACACAGACGGCAAATCCAGTGGGGATCAAAGCCGAATCCGTCGGCGGTCAGTCCGTCACTTATGAGGACGCGGCGGCCTCCAGCGAACGATACGAAGCCGAATTGCTGGAGGCTGCCGATCTCTGGATTCCCCGGTCGGATCCGCTGCGCTATGCGGGGGTGTATGGATGCTAACCAACACGGACTGCACCCTATACCTCACGGAGGACGGCAAGGTATACCGCCGTGTGTATTGCCCGGCTTGTCACTGGGAGGATACCCGCGGCCAGAACATCAATAAAACCGGCAGTACGGCGGTGGACAACGTGCGGGCATTCCTGCCGTTGTCTGCCGCCGACTTGGTTGGCGCCAAGGGCTATCTGGTGCGCGGAAACTGTGCGTTTTATCCGTCGGACGATCACCCCATCCGGGAGTTGGTGACGCAAGGGGCCGCCCTGACGATCACAAGCGCGGCCCGATATGACTTCGGCAGCCCGGGCATGCAACACTGGGAGGTGTATGCAAAATGACAGACCGGATCGCAACCCCGCGAGGAGCGATCATCAAAACAAAGGACGGAACAACCTGTAAGCTGGTTTGGAACCCGAATTTCGCTCCGAAAAGAAACCAGCAATATTCCAGGGCGCAAAAATTTGTAGATCTTTCAGTCCTTCGCCTCTCCGCCCCCTACGTGCCACTGCGCACCAGCATGCTGTTGAAATCCGGGCAGCTCGGCACGGATGTCGGCAGCGGGGAAGTATGCTATATCGCGCCCTATGCGCAAAAGCAATACTATTCTCCCCGCAAGCCGGGCAGTTCTACAGGTGCATTGCGCGGACCGCAGTGGTTTGAGCGCATGAAAACAGATCACGGCAAGGAGATTATTGCGGGGGCAAAAAAAATAGCAGGAGGCGGTTAAATGACATCCATTATACGCGCTGTGCAGGAATGGCTCAACGGCTGTCCCTATCTCACGGATTTCACTGGAGGGCAGCACATTGACTGGACGGATAGCGCGCCCGGGAACTACGGGCTTGCACCGACAGGCAGTTCGGTTGTCGAGGTCTCTGAGGACGTCCTCGGCAACCGGACTGTTTACAAACAATACAACCTAGCCCTTTATGCCCGGAACTGGACAGTAGATGATGTGATCCGGCTCGAAAACACAACGTTCCTCGATGATTTTCAGCAGTGGGTTGAAGAGCAGCAGGCTGCGGGGCTTACGCCGAAATTCGGCGACGACCCGGACACAGAGGAAATCTCCGCCCAGAACGGCATGCTGTTCGAGCTGGCCGAGGACGGCCAGACAGGGCTATATCAAATTCAGATCAAAATTAACTATCTAAAAAGCTATGAAAGGAGTGGTTCATGATGGCAGCAACCTATGCAGCCGGAAGGGCTCAGCGCAAAACACTGATGTTTTTCTTTAAGGTCCCAGGTGACGGCTCTCCGGCCTATGAGATCATCGGCAAAGGCATCGAGGAAGCCGGAATCAGCCAGTCTGCAAACGTAGAAACCGTAGTAGATATCCTCGGGAACGCCGAAACCACGCTTGACCAGTACGAAAAGACGACTGAACTTGATCCGATCTATGTCACGGGAGACAGCAAATTTTCTCAGTGGCTGGACGAAGTGGAGGAGAAAGAGAAGATCCTCGACGACGCGCAGGCGACCTTCCTGGTGGTCAAGGCGTACAAGACCACTGGGGAAAGCAAATATGTTGCCTGGGAACAGAAAGCAGTAGTAGAACTGACCGACTTCGGAGGTGGGACAAAGGGCGTAAACCTGCCCTGCACGCTACACTGGTGCGGTCCCCGCACCCACGGGACATTTGACCCGTCAAATCAAACATTTACGGCCGGTGAATCCGTTTCACTGGGGTAAGGAGGATTCGTATGAATGCCAGAGTACCTGAAAAGAAGATTGATTCTATCCGCATTGATACCGGTGCCAAGCGTATTGAGGTAAACGACGAAGGCGAATACATCACGCTGAACTTCGCCGATCAGTCTCTCCCTACCCGGTTCTTTGCGATGGCCGACGATTTCCAAGAGAAGGAGCCAGAATACCGCGCTAGAGCCGAGGCGATTGACGCCAACACGGATCTGACGGAATACGAGCGAATGCGGGCCACCGCGCAGCTAAACCTCGAATTTCACACCTATTTCAAGGAGCAGATCGACGCCCTCTTCGGGGCGAATACCTGCCGCAAGGTGTTCGGAGATATCGTACCGGGCGTTGAACTGTATGGAGATTTCCTGACCCAGATTACGCCGTATTTTGAGAAGTACGGTAAGGAGCGCGCCAAGAAACTCCAGAAGAAATACAATCCGGCGCGCAAGGGCAATGTTTAACCTGCTGCTCGACGCCCTGCCCACCGAGTATGAGGGCTATCTCATCCGCACGGATTACCGCATCGGCATCCAGATTTCACAGGCGCTGGAGGATGAGGAACTGGAACCGTATGAGCGGATCGGCATCGCCCTCAGCCTGCTCTACGGGAACGGGATTCCGCCGGCGGATATCGCATACGCCGGGCTGCGGTGGTTTTTAAATGCCGCAGCAATGGCCCCACAGAACGAAGAAGATGCCGGAGCCGTATCCGTTGAGGATGACGGCATCCGGTATTTTTCGTTTGACTATGACGCCGCGCGGCTCTACTCTGGCTTCAGGCGGGCCTATGGCGTCGAGCTTGACCAGGTTGAAATGCACTGGTTCCGCTTCCTCTCCCTGCTGGGCGACCTCGGCGAATGCGCGTTTACCCGCGTGGTGGATATTCGCAGCGCAGATCTATCCAAGATGGATAAAGAGACAAAGCGAGCATATGCGGCCATGCGGCGAAAGGTTGCGCTGCCGCAGCCGAAGAGTCCGGAGGAAGATGAGTTCATGCGGCAGCTGCGCGGGGAATGAGAGGTGATGAGATTGGAAAAGGTAAAGTGCCCGTTTTGTGGGCACGAACAGCCGGTTTTTTGCTCGCCCGATGCGCGGTGCCGCGGCCTTTGGGTTAAATGCAAGGCGCGACACTGTGGGAAAATTTTTGAGATCAAATTTCCAGAGGAAAAGCTCAATCCAGTAGACCGAAACCCGTAAAACGCAATCTAAAAATACTCAAGTAGTGCCTCTGTGCCGATGAGTAGCCTATGGAGGTGGGCTCATTGGCAGCAGGATATGACGGCAGTATCCGCATCAATACAAAACTCGACCGCAACGGCTTTAACCAAGGCCTGAACGCAATCGCTGGTTCCCTGAAAAAGCTGGGCGGCGCAATGGGCGTTGCCTTTGGCGTAACCGCTATGGTCAAATTCGGGAAGGAAGCCCTGAACATCGCCAGCGACCTGACCGAAGTGCAGAACGTCGTGGAGACCGCCTTCGGCGCGATGTCCTCACAGGTTGACACCTGGGCAAAAAACTCCATCCAACAGTTTGGCCTGAGCGAGCTGGCCGCCAAGCGCACCGCGTCGACCTATATGGCGATGAATGCCGGAATGGGCATGGTTGGGCAGGGCGCGGCGAATATGGCGATGGAAGTCGCCGGGCGCACCGCGGATATTGCATCGTTTTTTAACACCTCGCAGGAAGAGGCCGACACGATGCTCAAGAGCATCTGGACGGGCGAGACCGAAAGCCTCAAACAGATCGGCGTCGTCATGACGCAGACAAACCTGGACGCCTATGCCCTCGCGAACGGCTTCGGCAAAACCACGCAGCAGATGACGCAGGCAGAGCAGGTGCAGCTCCGCTATGCCTACGTGATGAACCAGACGCGGCTGGCTGCCGGGGATTTCGTTAAAACACAAGATTCTTGGGCAAACCAGACCCGCATCCTTTCCGAGCAGTGGAAGCAGTTCCTCGGCATCATTGGCCAGGGCTTAATCCAAGTGCTCACGCCGGCGCTGAAATTTTTAAACCAGATGATGGGCGTACTGATCCAGTGGGCGCAGACGTTTACTGCGATCACAGGGGCGCTTTTTGGCAAGCAGCAGGCGCAGGCCAATGCTTCTGCCGCCGCAGTGGGAAATGTAGCCGACGCCTCCAACGCTGCCGCCGACGGCCAAAACGCCCTCGCCGGAGCCACGAAAAAGGCCGGAAAAGAGGCGAAGGGCGCGCTGGCGTCCTTTGACCAGCTCAATGTGCTGGAACGCAGCACAGCAGATGCTGGGGCTGCACTGGGCACCGGGGCGGCGACCGGCGTAGGGACTGCGGTAGCGGTGCCGGCGTTGGAGGGCGAGATTGGGGCGGATATTAAGGTTAGCCCTGTTGTAGAAAACACGGTAAACAAACTACGTTCGCTGTTTGAACCGCTACAAAAAATCAATTTGGATAATCTAAAAAGCTCCCTTGACAGGCTGAAAGAAGCAATGAGGCCTATCACGTCCAAGCTATTCGAGGCGCTCGAATGGGCCTATAAGGAGATTTTTGTACCTTTTGCAGCTTGGGCAATCGGAAGCGCTGTACCTGCGTTTCTCGATGTTCTGTCTGGAGCGTTGGCGGTTTTAAATTCCGTTCTTGACGCTCTCAAACCCCTGGGGATGTGGTTGTGGGATAACTTTTTGCAGCCAATTGCAGCATGGACGGGCGGGGTCATTGTCGGCGTACTCAGTGGGATTGCGGATGCTTTGACAAAAATATCTGATTGGATTAACAACCATCAAGGCACTGTCCAAATCATGACCGTGACCGTTGCAGCGTTTTTCGCAGCATGGAAAGTCACGGAACTACTATCATTTATCCAACAATCCGGCGGCGTGGTAGCAGCATTAAAGCGTGTCACAACAGCAATTGTGGGCGGTACAATCGCTAAAATCAAAGACAAGGCTGAGACTGTGGCTTTAAACGCAATGTATGCAAAAGACTTTGTCGTAGGTCTTGCCAAGAGCACAGCGGCGTTGGCAAAACAGGCTGTGCAGTGGACGGTTGAAACCGCTAAGAAAATCGCAAGCACTACGGCGACATGGGCGCATCAGGCAGCAACTGCCGCCGCTACTGCGGCCACGTGGCTATTCAATGCGGCAATGACTGTTTTGACATCACCTATTACCCTAGTTGTTTTGGCCATTGGCGCTTTAATCGCCATTATAGTTCTACTCATTAAAAACTGGGATACTGTAAAAGCAAAAGCAATTGAGGTCTGGAACAAAATCAAAGAAGCTTGGAACAAGGCTGGCGAGTGGTTCCACAAGAACGTTACGGAGCCGGTCTCAAATTTCTTCTCCGGCCTATGGGACGGCATCAAAGGCGCATTTACTAAGGCGTTCGACTTCATCAAAAAAGCCTTTAAGGGCTATGTGAATGGATGGATTACGATGGTTGAATCTTTTATTAATTTCTTTATTAAGGGTATCAATGTGTTGGTTCGCGGCATCAACAAGCTCAGCTTCAATGTCCCTGACTGGGTTCCCGGCATCGGCGGAAACAAGCTAGGGTTTAATATCCCGCAGGTACCGCAAGTGCAAATTCCCCGCCTCGCCCAAGGCGCGGTGATCCCGCCCAATCAGCAGTTTGCCGCCATCCTCGGCGACCAGACGCACGGCCGCAATCTGGAGGCCCCAGAGGGATTGATCCGTCAGATCGTGCGCGAGGAAACCGGGAACGTCTACAACGACGTGCTGAGAGCGATTAACAACAGCAATCTCGGCAAGAAAGCCACCATCATGGGCGATGTGATCATGGATGGGCAGAAGGTCGGCCGACTGGTTGCAAAACCGGTTTTCCGCGAGGGCAACCGCGCCGGGTACATCAAAGTAAAGGTGTGATATGTATGATCTACGCTGTGGATGGCGTACCGTTCCCCAAACCGCCGGATATGTCCAGTATCCAATACACCGACAGCCAGATTGTGACGGATGCGCAGCGCACCGTTGGGCCGGGTGCTTACATGACCAAAGAGCTTCTGGCCGAAAAGCTGTCGATCACGGCGAAGTGGTCAGAAATGACCCTCTCCCAGCTCCGCAGGCTCAAAGCAATGCGAGCGGGCAAAAACTTTTTTCGCCTGAAATACTACGATGAGGGCACGGGGACGATCCGCGAGGGGCAGTTTTACAGCGGTGATCTGACCTACACTGTCAAGCTTGCGGATCGTGTGACACAAATCCCGATACTGTATCAGGATATCTCGTGGCCGTTTGTGGAGAGGTAAAAAAAGATATCTCCTCAACTTTGAGGAGATATCGGCAATTTACATTTTCCAACGATGCCCGCAATTTAAGCAGGTAACCCAAACCTTTTTAGCGCCAATGTTCCCTGCGACGAGACCGATCCCGCCAGTCAGCGCCGCGCCCACAACCGCCTTTCCAATCCCAAAGCCTTTTTTATTGGCTGAAAGAGACGTCGAACCGCATTTCGGACAGCAGGCCACGCCATTCTGTTTGTTCTCTTTAATGCGCTCGCGCTTGCTTTGTGGTTTTGATGTGGGCCAAGGTGTATTTTTCACCGTTATAGGCTTGGAAAGAACGTTTCCCTGTTTATCAACCAAATCCTTAGCTTCAGACAGGCTCAACCCTGTTAGCTCTTTCACTTGTTTTACCGCCTCTATTTTATTGCCGCCACACGCATTCAATATTTCTTGTACGTCAATCCATTGATCGAAATTGCTTACATCTGCATCAGTAGAACGAGAAGCGACGGCACCTCCACATTCCGGGCAAAACTTAGCGTCATCATCGATTTGTTTACCGCAATTTTTACAATACATGACAAAACCTCCCTCTATATTACAGTTCTCACAATAACACAAGAGGGAGATTTTGTAAAGATTTCAACCCACAGTCCCGCGAGGGGTGCGATCATTCACTCTGGTAGATAAAAGCGGAATCCCACCATTTCAATCCACGCCCCCCGCGGAGGGAGCGACAGCAAACACAGCCAATCGCTTGCCTGCCTTTACTCCTTTATTACAGCATATTTTACAGGATTTTGCAAGCGTTCGGGCCATACAAAGAATAAAAAACAACGAACACAGAAAGGAAGATCAAAATGTTAAGCGTCCAAAAACTTGAAATCGTATCAACCGAAAATATCAGCCATATCTACATTGATGGGAAGGAGATTCATGATGTAACCGGAGCTTCATTAGAGCTTAAACCCGGCAGGCCGTCAGAGTTGCACTTGAGCCTGTTTGTGGACGGGGTATCGGGGGTTCTGGAAAGTGCGCTTGTGCATAAGAAGGATGCAACAGATGCAGCCTATACTTCCCTCCAGAAAGCCCAACAAATCGTGTCTCTGCTAGAGGGATTCTCCCGAAGCGAATGGCGCGCCCTCCGTGATAGCATCGAGCGGGCGTTTGACGCGCAAGCGAATAGCATTAAATTCGCCCCGGGAGAACGACTGTCAAGGATGCTCGAAACGGAATTTACTCCGTAACGACCTGGATATCGGACGGATGTATCCTGTAGTTTTTACCGCCATATTCCACGTTTACGTAGTCATACTTAAACATATCCTGCAACTCTTCCTTGATGTATATGGCCACGCCGCCGATTACGACCGCTACAAGGCCCCGGTGCTCGAGATGGTGCGCAATTGGCTCGCAGAGCACGGCAACCCTCGCCCGATCGCGGCGAAGGGTAAGAACTACCGCGTGAAGTACACAAGTTAAGCTCAATTTTGAGCGCAGCAATAGTTTATGCGTCTATCTCAACCGAGGTAGGCGCTTTTGCTATATCCCGAAAGGAGGTCCCCCTATGCTCACCGTCCCCCAGGAATTCCACGATTATTCGCGCGCCTCTGAACGCCGCACGGACCTCATCGTCCGGCTCGATCCATTAAGCTGGCCGACGGACATCAACGCCCACGGCACCGCGCACAGCCTTTGTATGCCCATCCAATGGGACAAATCTCCTCCCCACCGCCTCTACGCCTCGGGCGAATATAACCGCACACCCCTCGACGGCCGGGCGCTCGTCAACGGCTGGGCCGGGCAGGTCTACGGCTATCTCTCCAACGCCCTGTCCGATCAGGACGGCCTGTTTGCCGCGGACACTGTCAAACTCAGCTGCACCCGCAATGGCGGTGCGATCAGCGTCCTCACAGTCTGTTTCGACACGGCAGCCAATGAATACGCCGTAGACTTTGACGTCAACATCGACGGTGCATCATCCACGGAAATTTACCATCAAGAATGGCACATCCGCAACAATGACCAGCCCATTGTGTACATCACCGGTATCCGCGCCGCCTACGATACCGTCACGGTCATGGTCAGCAAGTGGAGCCATCCCTTCCACCGGGCACGCATCCGCGAGATCGCAAATGGCGTGCTGTTCGAGGCCACCGGGGATAGCCTTTACTCGTGCAATCTGATCGCGGAGAGTGACCCGACGAATCAGTCCATCCCCACCGGCGAGTGTACCCTGACCTATCCCGATCCGCAGGGCATGTTTGACCCGGCGAACCCCGCGGACGTGGCATCCGCTGTCCGGTCGGATCAGATCATGACCGTCTGGATCGGCGTGTCCGACGGCCAGCACAAGCCCGTCTATGCCAAAGTCGGCGCCTACTACTGCCCCACGGCCACCAGCAAGGGCGGCACAGGCGAGCTGCAAGCCGTGGATATCCTCGGCAAACTTCAAAATGCAGCAAAGCCCAACGCCCGCTCCCTTGACCACCTCCATAACCAAAGCCTCGCGGATTTCGTGCTCGGCCTTGGGGCTAGCCCGTGGATCCCGGCGACGGATTTTACAGGATCGGCCCCGACTGCCTTTGATAAAGGCACAAACCGCCTGGAGTGCCTGCGACATGTATCACAATACCTGCACAAGCTGCTGTATGTCGACGCGGACGGCAATGCCCGGCTGACCGCCATGTCCCGTACGCCGGTTTCCGTAATCCCGTTGGATCAGTCCTACGAGCATCCGTCCATTGAGGCCCGCGAGGAGCTCGGCGGCATTGATTACACCTGGCACCGGTATGAAGATACGGGCGAAGAAATCCTTGCGGCTACCGCTGCCATACAGACCGCCAAAGGCGTGCCTGTCACTTACACGGCGATTACGGAGGAGCCGGTTGCATACACCCGTTGCGAAGTGGAGCATCCTTACGCAAGCGACTTTGTTGTGACACTGGTCTCAGCGACCTCCTATGCAATCCGGATTACTGTCAGGACGGACGCTGTGTTTACGGATCCGGATGAGTACAATGTCACGGTCAGGCTGTACGGCAAAAAGATTGAGGATCAGACAGGCTCTGGCACGTCTGAAAAGGACAGCGTGGTCAACAAGGAGCAGAACCGCATGTCCGTCGACAACCCAATCCCGGTCGGCATACTCGATCGGCTCACCTGGGGTATGTATCTCCGGCGGACCTACGGCAAGGCGGACATCACCTGTAACTGGCGTGGGGATGCGTCCCTGCAAGTGGGTGACCCGGTCACGGTAGAGGGCAAATACGG